CTTCAGCCATTACAACCTGAGCAAGAATCTTTGGGTCTAGTGGCTGCCATGAGACCCAGTCACCTGACATCAAAAGACCAACCGCTGCTCGCTCACCACCGAATTCAGTTTCTTCTGCGAGACTTACTGCAACTGCTTGGTCAATCGCTGAATCCTTTGTGTTGTGACAACCAAGTACTTCGCCGTCTTCTTTTATTACCGCCCAGCCGCCTGAGCACTCATTTGATTTGTCGGTTATGTAATATGGCATTATTGGCTTTGCCTAACTATTAAAACACCAAGCTGTAATCCAGTTGGGTCAGACACAGCCCACAATGTGTCATGCGGTTCAATCGTCAATGTCTTTGACTCACCTGGGTCTAGGTGAATACTGTTTGCAGTACTTACTGTTTGATTTCCAATGTGTATGTATTGGTTTGAAGATTTGTTTTGATTGTGTAAATGAATAACTTGTCTTTGAGTCGCTGGTCCCACCACCTGTTGAGGTGTGCCACTAAGAGTAAAAAGGTTTGTAAGAATCATTAAGCTAACCTCGCATTGACTGTGACAGTTCCACCAAGTGCGATGGCTGTGCCATTGATTGTTATTGTGGTGCTAGACAATGAGACTGTTTGAGTTTCTGAATTGTATGCAAGAGGCGATGTCGCGGCAATTACACCTGTGGGACCAGTTGGTCCAGTGGCTCCAGTTGACCCCTGAGCTCCAGTGGCTCCAGTATTCCCAGTGTCACCTTTATCACCCTTGGGTCCAGTCAGTCCAGTCTCACCCTGAATTCCCTGAATACCCTGGCTTCCCTGCGGTCCAGTCGAACCAGTTGCTCCAGTCGCTCCAGTATTTCCAGTAGGGCCAGCTGGTCCTATTTCACCCTGTGGACCAGTCGAACCAGTCGCACCAGTTGAACCAGTATCGCCCTTATCACCCTTTGGCCCTGTTGCACCTGTGGCTCCGACAGGCCCAGTGTCTCCAGTATCACCCTTGTCACCTTTTGCACCCTGCGGTCCAGTAGCGCCAGTTGCACCGACATTGCCTGTATCGCCCTTGGGTCCAGTCGCGCCTTGCGCTCCAGTCGCTCCAGTTTCACCTTTGTCACCTCGCGGAATTGATAGATTCAGAACCTGCGTAGGTGATGTTCCAGTAATTTGTGCGGTTGCACTTGAGCCTGCAGTGCCAGTAGTAACAGTGCCAATCGAAAGAACATTCGATGGTCCGAGCTCACCTTGGATACCCTGAATACCCTGTGGTCCAGCATTACCTAGGCTGAGTGTGGTAAAAGTTTCAGTGACATTTACATCGGTGCTGGTGGAGTTTATCTCCAGCTTGGTAGATGTCTCTGTAATCGCCAGAGTCACCTGGGACATTACTTAGTCACCTCTGGCTGAATGACGAATGCGCCTTGGATGAGTCTGGTCACCTGACTACCAGAGTTCAACTCCAGGTCATAGACATAGTTCCCAGGTGTAGCTGAGCCCATAGTCGAGGCAGACACATTCACAATGATGGTGCCAGCAGTACCACCTAAAGTGATGCCGCTGCCGTTTGACATGCTTAGAACTGCTGTGCCATCGCTTGGGTTAGTTCTGACCTGCATAGCAGCTGTGTAGTTTGTAAGATTTACAGCTGTGCCGCCGATAGCCCAATTCATGTTTAGGTTGTATGTAGCACCCTGGTAAGCAGTGATGTTGTATTTGGCTGGGTTTATCATTACGCTCCGTACACTGACTCTGGGTCATCTGGGTCAATCTGCGCGACACCCTGAAGCATTACGCTAGGTACACCAGTGTGACCGATTGCAGGAAGTCCAAGAGCTGCGAGTACCTGCTCAGGGTCAAATCCAGTTGTGACCAATCTGTTAGCCATGAGCACCTTGCGGTCATTGGCAACCACATCAGCCTCAAGAAGATTGATGTTCGCTAGAGGTACGCGGTAAACATCTCCACCCTCAGTAGGTGAAAGGTCTTCTAGTCTGCGGATGTCATTGATAGACATGAATCCAGCTTGTGTAGCAACAGAGTAAGACTGGATGCGTGTTTGGTAGTCACCGCGCAGTAGCGCAGAGAAGTTGAACTTGATGAATGCGTCATTAGGTAGGAGGCGTGAGTATGCCCACTCAATCTTTTCCGCTAGTGGTCTAAGTCCATGTGTAGTCCACTGAATCGCATTCTGCTCCACAGAAGCGTATGACATAGCACCAGTCACACCTAGTAGGTGTGGTGGGATGTTGAAAGCTCGAGCAATTTCTTCCACTGCAAACTTGCGAGACTCCAGCGCCTGTGACTTCTCAGGGTCAACCTGAGTGCTCATAAACTTAGCGCCTCCAGCTAGCACACCAGTGCGGTGAGCTCTGCGGGATGAGTTGCGGTGCCTAGCGTCAAATCCATCTGCCAACTGTTTGGCCTGCTCGGAGGTGAGGTTGCCATCTACCTGGATGACTCCAGCAGGGTTAGCTCCAGTGCCATAGAATTTCGCAGCGTATTCCTGCACAGCTAGGGTAAGGCCAAGCGCTTCTTTTAGCTTCTCGACTCTTGAGATGCCTTTGACATGTCCAGGTAGAAGTAGGTCTGGAATGTGGATGATGTCATCTGAGGTCAGTGTCTTGCTTTCGCCCTCGACAATAAACATCTTGCGGCCCACTGCATTGCGTTTTACTTCTACAGTGTCAGGGTCCAGAACCATTAGGTTGACAACTTCGCCCCTGTTGTCTCGGAAGACTCTTGTGTAGCTGTTGCCATGTACCAACATGGATACAAGTAGCTGCTGGTAGTGTGCCTGCTTTGTGGTATCAATGTCAGGCTGGTCAATCCACTGTGGTTTTGGTCTGTAAGGGATACGCTCACCATCTCTGCGAACAAATGAATCCACAGGCAGTGTTGCGATGGTGTCTGAGATAAGAGATACAGCTGAGAAGAATGCGACTATCTGGAATGACTTATCCGCAGTGACATTCTGTCCTGAGTTGCTGTCCAGTCCTAGTGACTCACCTGAGCCCCAGATTGTTTGGAAGCTTATCTTCCGCTGTTCAAATAAATTATTGAGCATTTACTAACCTCGCTCTAACGCTAAACCGAAAAGTACTGCACCAGCACCTAAAGCAAGAAAGGCAAGCGGGAGATAAATCAGCCCTAGACCAACTGCAATGGTAATGATACCAGTGGCCTGTAGAAGTGTTGCCAGCATGAAACCACCTAAATAAAGAATTGTGGGGAAAGTTCCTCAGCCTCTACTCTACCAACTGTTGCCCTATCAAAGGCGATGACCGCTGCGACTGCTGCGTCAATCCGTCTAGGCGATGAGCGATGCTCTTTCACAATGCGGGGACCGAGTCTGTCCACTTTTACCACAGCATTGTTTAGGTGGCGCTCTAGTAGAGGGTTGCCGTCATGTGTGACCAGGTCTTCAGTCACAGCTGAGTAAAACTTTCCGCAGGATGCCACCATGCGAGGTGCTGAGGTGGATGGGTATTCGACTATAGGTAGTCCTAGGTCAGCCATCGCTTCCATCGAGCGCTGCCAGCGAAAAGGGTCACAGGCTATCTCCTTAACATTGTGTGTCTGACAGAACTGGATGATTGTGTCTTCTACCTCAGCAGTGGAGACTCTCCATTCATCAGTGTCTTCTGGTTGTCTCTCCCAGGCTCGGATAAGAAACAGGTGAGGCTTCTCGTCACCCTTGGGTACAGTGCATCCCACTAGGACTGTGCAGTCACCATTGAATGAGCCATCGAATCCAACCATGACCTGAGTGTCAGCAGTAATCTCTACCTCATCCCTGAGTGTCTCCCACTTGTTAGCTGGTAGCCATGCGTTCTGCGAGCTGACCCACTGATTGCATCGCTTAGTTCGGAACTCAGACTCAGGTGTTCTCTTGACCATTGCTGCAAAGTCTTTGGGGTCATTGAGATGTCCATAGCCTGGGTTGGCTGCAATCCAGCTTGTCTCATCTCGATGGTCAGAGTCAGCTGGTGCCTCCCACCATGCTCCAAAGAATGTGGGGTCTTCTACTTCACCAGATGCCACCTTGGTCAGGTACTGGTAGAGACCATAGGCTGTCGAATCACCACCGCTAAGGTCAGACTTCACACCAGCAGTTGTGGTGGCTATCATCAATGGCTGTCTACGCGATGCCATTGATAGCTGCATAACATCCCACATCGAGCGGTCCTGCAAAGCGTGAATTTCATCGAAGATGACGCAAGAGGCATTCAAACCTTCAGAGGCGAAAGATTCGGAGGCTAGTACTCTCCAGATTGAACCTGTAGAGGGTAGCTCGATGGCATCCCTGTACACCTTGCACATGTCTTTGAGCTCAGGGTCTGCCTCGATGAGTTTGCGTGCATCATTGAATGTGATGCGTGCTTGGTCTTTAGTAGAGGCACAGCTGTAGGTTTCTCCACCCTCGTCATGCATAAAGAGAGACCAGAGACCGATACCCGCTGCCAGGGCGCTCTTGCCATTTTTGCGACCCATGCCCCAGTAGATTGTGCGATGCCTAAAGGTGCCGTCTGGGTTAAGTGCGAATGACTGATTGAGTAGTTCTCTCTGCCATGGTGTCACTTCTAGGGGTGTGCCCACACCACCTGCGACAGAGTCTTTAGTCAGTGTGACAAAGTTCTCGATGAATGCAGCTACCTCATCGCCTCTAGTGCTGAGCGCAGATGGGACTGGAGTGAGGTGTGCTGGAGGCCAGCTACTTGTTATCACGCATCGCCCTTAGCTTTTCCAGTTTGGTTTGCACTCTTACCTCAGCCACGCCTAGGCGTGAGCGGTCAGCAGGTGTGAATCCTAGCAGGCTGAGATTGTTTACTATGCCTCTGTCCAGCTCTCGCAGGCCGCGTCTGTCTTTAGGGTCATTGTCAGTCATGACTCGAATGCGAAGGTTCCATCTCTCATCCACCATCTCACATGTCATCAGCAGTAGCTCGATGTCAAAGGTAGGACTAATCCAACTAGACCCAGATGTCCAGACTCTGTCCCACAGCTCGAGTCCATACCTCAGCAGTGGTCTGACTGGTTCTGGTCTCTCGACAGCTGCAGGCAGAATGATGAGATTGTCTTCCTTTGGCAAAGCTCGCTTGCCAGGATTACCTAGCAATCGCTTCTGTTCTGCAGGCTTGGGAGGCCTTCCCATTTGTGCCATTAGCTAATCAGTTCTGCCTTTAGGCCAGTCAGAGTTTCCCAGCGCGTGATAATAACATCGCAGTACTGTGGGTCCAGCTCCATTACAAAGGCACTCTTACCTAACTGCTCAGCAGCAATCAGAGTAGAGCCTGAGCCTCCGAACAAGTCCAGTACTGTGGAGCACTTGTGATTGGCTATGGCCTTGGCTGCTAGTGAGATTGGCTTCTGTGTCGGGTGGAGTTTGTTTTTGCCATCCTTGTCAATGTTCCAGATGGTGGTCTCAGTGGTGGCACCGATGAAGTTTAGGGTCTTGCCCTTTGGCTTCCAGTAAAGACATGGCTCATGCTTCTGCTTGTAGTTTGCGTTGAGAGCACCATAGCCTCCGTTCTTGACCCAGATGATGAGAGCGTGAATGTCACCATACTTCTCAGCTGCCTCATACAAGCTAGCTGCCTTAGTGCCAGCGAACCAGATGTAGGTCGGACCCTGCGCGACTCGCGCTAGCTGTCGCATCACATCTTCGTAGATGTCAATGTCATCATTCTCAATCATGTCGCGGTTGTTTTTGACAACCTCTCCATCTGACTTGAACTGTAGGCCACCAGTGTATGCGACTCCATAAGGTGGGTCAGTAAAGACTAGGTCCATGGCTTTGTCATCTAGCAGTTTGTCCACAGTGGCATCATCCACAGAGTCAAGAGTCACCGCACATCAGTCTGTGTCTACCTAGCTGCCAGATGTCTCCGAGTTTTGTAACAGGAATAGCAGGCAGTTCTGGAATCTCATCTTCGACAACATCATCTGCTGATACTGGTAGCTCACTCAGCTCGAATCCGAACTCAGCAATCTCAAATCCAGCTTCCTGCAGCTCGAGTAGCTGACCAGCCATCACTAGCTCATCCCACACAGCTAGCTCAGCCGTCCGATTGTCTGCCAGGGCAAAGGCTTTGATTTGGTCTGCGCTCCAGTTTGATGGAACGCGCACTGCCTCTATCTCAGTCCAGCCCAGGCGCTTGGCTGCCTCGACAGTTCCGTTGCCAGCCACAATCACATTGTCTTGGCTGATGACGATTGGCTTGCGCTGACCGAACTGGGTCAGGCTGCCCTTGATGGCATCGAGGTTCTTGTCATCATGTTTGCGGGCGTTTTTAGGGTCTGGTGTGAGTTTCAGTATTTGGATGGTTTCGAGTTTCATTGGTGTCCCTTCGTTTTTGAGTCTAACAAGCTCTCAGCCTTTTCACTGACATTCGCGGGGATGCACAAAGA